CGAGTCCTCTGTTCATGCAGGCTAAGTACGCCGGTCCGATCATTGACTATCTTAATGTAACTCAGATTCCTTACGGTATCATCGTTAACGATCCACGTTACTGGCCCGCGCAGATGCGTGATCTTATGCACCGTCCGGCTCGAGTTCTGTCGCAGTACAACGAGACGGTGAATCATCGCTGTGTAAAGGAGTACGGATCAACGGATATCGATCACGTAAGTGTCGAGTGCAAGTACTCTCGAGTCGAGACCATCTTTCTTATCGGCAAGACCAAGGGCGAGCAGATCGTCGAGACGCCATCGACTCTTGATGCATTCTTTGGTAATGAGGAAGAGACTAAGAAGGGTGAGAAGGATATCGATTTCATGGTGGTCTGTAACGAGGGTCTACCGTCTCGTTATCCGCAACTCAAGAAGTATATCCTCGACCACGTAGAGAACGTTGAGATCTACGGTAAGTGGGACGAACGCAGTGTCGGTGACGATCCTCGATTCAAGGGTCCGAAGAAGTTCAACGATCTGCAGGAAATGCTACCACGAGTAAAGTATACGTTCTGCATTCCGATTAAGAAGGGATGGGTTACCGCAAAGTTCTGGGAGATGGCTCACTACGGAATCATACCGTTTCTTCATCCCGACTACGACGAGCAGAACAATCTTAAGTGTCCTGAGTTTCTGCGAGTCACCGATTCCAAGGATCTGTTTAACAAGATCGAGTTCCTTGAGAACAACCCAGATGCATATTCAGAACTACGCAGAAATATAGACGGTATGCTAAAGGACGAGTACTACGACGGCTTGTATCTCAATGAACTCGCTATGAATACAATAAAGGAACTAACTCACAATGACTGACTTTACCTACGCATCCATCGTACCGCTGATCGGCGGTGAGAATCTTGGAATCATGGAGGCCATGAACGGTCAACTGCCCGAGTGGATTCTGTCCTATTCGGATTTTGAGGGCAACGACTCTCACTTTGTAAATTATCTTCGCGAGAAAAAGAACTGGGACGGTGAGTACTCATTGCTCGACGAAGACTCGAGTAAACGCAAGACGGTCGACATCGTTAACACGGTTTGTCCCTGCGCAGGTCTGTCGAGTCTGTCGCGTACGTCGGGTGCGAGCTCGGAGGTCAACGAGTGGATGTATAAGACGGCCGAGTACGTGCTGTCTCAGGTAAAGCCCAAAGTATTCTGGGGTGAGAACGCACCAAGGTTGTTCAGTAAAGTCGGTGAAGGAGTCTCTCAACGGTTACATAAGATCGGTAGGGACAACGGATACACGCTGAATCTCTACTACACCGAATCACGTCTACACGGTATCGCTCAGAAACGCCCACGCACGTTCTACTTCTTTACTCAGGGCACCGAGGACTCACCGATCTTTCGTTATGTTCGTCGTCCGATGGAACCGATAGAGGACATCCTGTCGCGCAAGGTCAATGAGGACGATCGTATGAATCGACTCATGAATACTGACAGCCCGCTCGATAATCCGTGGCTTCGATTCTGTATGCATAAGAACGATTGTGAAACGATCGAGCAGTACTATAACAAGATCGAAAAGTCGACAAACTGCATCGTCGAGTCGGATAAGCTGGTGCAGAATCTTAACGAGGCTGCGGAGTGGATGGAAGAGGCGGGATTTCCACAGAACTTTGCGAATCGTGCGAGGTCGATGCAGGAGAAACTTGATCAGGGCAAGGGCTACTGGGCTCACGGAATCACTGTTCCAAAGGGTCAGATTCCATCGTTCATTGGTGCGATGCCACACTATATGGTCAATCCGTTTACCGATAGGTTCCTGACTCTGCGTGAGGGTCTACGTATCATGAAGATGCCGGACGATTTCGATATGGTCGGAGAGAATCCACAGTCACCGGCCAACGCCAACATGATGTGTCAGAACGTACCCGTCACTACCGCAGCGGATATGGCAACGTTCGTTCTTGAGTATTTGCGAGGTGAGACCGATAGAGTTCAGGGAGACTACGTCAAGCAGAACAACGCAAAGATGTCGCACGACGTCGTTTCACGAGAGGTGTCGACTCTCGAATCATTCATTAGTTTACATCGATCCTAAAATAGGATATAATAGTCAATCAATGGTCGTAACAGAGGTAATAAGTACATGCCATCAGTAATGGATAAACTCAAAAAGAACTCACGTATCAAGGAGACTTCGGTTCTTGCAACGTCTAAGTTCTTTTCCGAACAGGACCAGTGTCCGACTAACGTTCCAATGGTCAACGCCGCACTCTCTGGTCGAATCGACGGTGGTCTATCATCCGGTCTGACCGTACTCGCCGGTCCATCGAAACACTTCAAGACGAGCTTTGCACTACTCATGGCGAGTGCGTATCTAAAGCAGCATCCTGATGCTATCATGTTGTTCTATGATTCTGAGTTTGGTTCGCCGCAGAGTTACTTTGAGTCTTTCAACATCGACACGAGTCGAGTACTTCATACACCGATCACCGACGTCGAGAAACTCAAGTTTGATCTCGTCAATCAGCTGGAGTCCATCGAGCGTGGCGACAAGGTGGTAGTCGTAATCGATTCGATCGGTAACCTTGCATCGAAGAAGGAGCTCGAGGACGCGATCAACGAGAAATCGGTTGCCGACATGACTCGTGCTAAGGCGCTCAAGGGTCTGTTTCGTATGGTAACTCCGTATCTCTCAATGAAGAACATTCCTCTTTTGGCGGTCAACCATACATATCAAGAGATCGGTCTGTTTCCTAAGGCGATCGTTTCTGGCGGTACGGGTATCATGTATTCCGCGGACAATGTCTGGATCCTTGGTCGTCAGCAGGACAAGAAGGGCACGGAGATCAAGGGTTATCACTTTATCATTAACGTAGAGAAGTCACGATTCGTTAAGGAAAAGTCGCGCATTCCGATCTCAGTATCCTGGGAAGGTGGCATCGAGGAGTACTCTGGTCTTACTGAGATCGCACTGCTATCGGGTCATGTTACCAAACCGAGTCAGGGTTGGTACTGTCGTGTCGATACAGAGACCGGTGAAGAGATCCAGCCGAAAGTACGAGAGAAGGATACGCTAACTCCAGAGTTCTGGGAGCCAATCCTTTCAGATCCAAAGTTCCAGGAGTTCGTTCGTAGCCACTACATGATCGGTCATAAGTCTCTCATCGACGCAGACGAGCTTCCTCAGGATCTTCAGCCACAGCTTGAGGAGGGGTCGGGTGATGATAACTGAGAACGACTACACACTGATCGATCCTGAGTTCGTTGCCGATTCGAGCCAGGCCCTGTCAGAGATTCGTATCGACCGTACGAGTTCTAGGTGGAAGGGTATCAAGTTTAAAGTAACGCGACTCGGCGCTCGGGTTCTTGATGGTGATGAGATGGCCGAACTGTCGTACGACTTTACCGTAACGAAGTACGATCCTAGAATGTACACGGCCGAACAGCTCGAGAGTAATGAGGAATTTCAGACATACGTCGGAGATATCCTCATGCATATTATTGAAAACGCATTTGAGAAGGGAGACTATCGAATTGGCAGAGACGACGATACAGACGACGATACTTCGGAACCTTCTTCATAACGAGGAGTACACACGACGCGTCGTTCCTTTTCTAAAACGCGAGTACTTTGAGGGATCGCATCGTGCCGTCTTTGATTCGGTCGTTCAGTTTGTTGCTAAGTACAACAAGCTACCATCGGCCGAGGCTCTGGGTATTGAGATCGCCGACACAGAGAATCTATCCGAGGAGGATGCGTCCGAGGCATCGAGTCTACTTACTGAGATCTCTGATTCCAAGGAGGTCAATCAGCAGTGGCTCGAGGATCAGACCGAAAAGTGGTGTCAGGATCGTGCGATCTATCTTGCGGTCATGGAATCGATCAACATCATCGATGGCCGTCACAAGGAACTGACAAAGAACGCGCTTCCCGATCTTCTCAAAGATGCACTGTCGGTATCGTTCGATACATCGGTCGGCCACGACTACATCAATGATGCGGATGATCGATACGAGTTCTATCATCGTAAGGAGGAACGCCTACCGTTCGATCTCGACTATATGAACAAGATCAGCAAGGGTGGTCTGCCTCGTAAGTCTCTTAATGTTATCCTTGCGTCGACCGGTGTAGGTAAGTCGATGTTCATGTGCCATCATGCTGCGTCGATTCTAACTCAGGGTAAGAACGTTCTCTATGTTACTCTTGAGATGGCCGAGGAACGTATCGCCGAACGCATCGATGCGAACCTCATGAACGTGCCGATCGATCAGCTCGAGAACATGTCGTACGATCAGTACTCGACTAAGATCGACAAGATCGCAAAACGTAACACCGGTAAGTTAATCGTCAAGGAGTATCCGACCGGTGCCGCCCATGCCGGACA